GCAGCACTTAAAGCTCAGAAAGAACGAGCCGCTCTCATGAAAGCCAATAAAGAAAGGAAGGATGAAGCTCAAAGCTTCAGCAAGACCGATACTGCTGCAATGAAAGATGCAGCCAAGCCTTTAAATCCTAAGCCTAAGAAAGCCAAGACACCGTCGCTAACTGCTGGTGGAAATACAACTGCTGGTGCAAACGCCGCAGGAGATTACGGAGTTCCTGTTGGCAATGATGCTAACAAGAAATCCCAAGAATTAAAACAACAAAACATTAAGACTCGTAGCATGTACGAGTGGAACAAAGAAAGAATTGATGAAGTTCTTCCTGCGATTGCAATGGGTCTAGCCAGAGCAGCAGGTGGAGCCGCTAGAGTAGGTTCTAAGGTCGCTGGAGCGGCTGTTAAAGGAGGTGCTAAAGTGGCAAAAAAAGTTGCAACTAAAAAAGTAGCAAAAAAAGTTGCTGGCTTAGTGCGCGATAGAAGTAAGGAACAAGATATGGAAGATAACACACAGTATGAGAACAGTTATGTTACTACGTTGCTAGAGACAAGGGCTTCAAAGAAGACTCAGGCTGCGGCTGCCAAGGCTGCCGAGGCTAAATTTAAGGCTGGTCAAAATATCTTCAGGCACAAACCTGGAAGTTACAAGCCTAGTAAAGAAGCTCTCGCTAGACAAGGTATGGTTCCTCCTAAAGTTGGAGGGAGAACTCGAAAAGGGATGAGAGACCACACGGGATACCGTCGTATTGGATCTATGCTCGCTGAAGCTATGGGTCTTGTCGAAGGAAGAAGGGCATACAAAGGACATAGAGATGTTGCTGGTATGAAGCTATCAAAACCAACACCAAAAAAGAGAACTCCCGAAGAAGCAGCGGCAGCGGCAGCAAAGGGACAAGCAGCCCACGATGCCAGAAGAGCCAAGTTTAAAGCACATGTTGCACAAAAAAATAAGGAAGCTCAGGCAGAACGTAACAAGTGAACCGAAAGAACTACAAAGTATCCACAGAGCTACCTGAACTGCCCGACCTGGATGGTGAAGATAGTATTCTAAGCTTATTTGATCAGACGAATCCTGATATAAACATGTTTAATCTGGTGGATGACGAGATGATCCGTCTCGCAGGGTCAAAGATGTACTTCTATAAGTACTATCAGACTGAAGATTTTGACCCTGTGTACATGGAAGCTCGTAATAAGCCTGTAGCGAAACAACCTATCGTAGTTCATGGTCATTATGATCCTGTATCTTTAAGCGAAGAGCTTACTCAGTTTGGTATTGAATTGACGAATGATCAGTTGTTTACCTTTAACAAGAGCTATATTGAAAGAAAATTAAATCGCTCAGTGATACCTGGAGATATTATTAAGCCTCAATTTCAAGATCAAATGTATGAAATTTTTGAAGTGGTCGAAGATGGCTTCGAAGCATATGGTGTTTATCACTTAGTGTGTTCTGCTAGGCTCCTTCGTGATGCTCCTGATGTACAGGACACCCCATTAATGGATGTTAGCGATGAGTTAGGTGGTTACGCAGGAGGAAAGCCAGATGAGCTATGATTTATCAGGAAGCACAGTTCAATATGTAGGAGACGGTGTAAGTTCTCTCAACACCAACTGGGACGCTGCAAATTTTGAAAGTAAAAACCGCAGGTGGGATACCAGAGAAGGTTTTCTTCGTAAAGAAATTTATAAGATGACTCAATCTAGAAGCAACATCTCTTTTGTGTATAAAGAATCGTTACGGTCTATGATTAATTCATTTAATGATGTAGGATACATTGATTCTGAAGATAAGTTTAATGATATTATGGTTATCCATGCTAATGCGGAGAGAGCCGTAGCGAAACTCAAACAAGAAAACAATATCATCCTTCCGATCCTATCTATTTCTCAAACTACAAGTGAAAATGATGACGAGAGGCGTAGAAATGAGAGTGTTTTAATTAATGAGAAGTGGTGGGACTCTGAAAAGAACAGGGCTTTTAGAATTTTAAGTCTTGCTCCTCGCCCCGTAAACATTAATTACCAACTTAACATCTGGTGCAAGTACATGGCTGACATGGACCAGATCCTGGAACAAGTTCGGCTTAAATTCAACCCTGAGATGCAAGTTCCTACTAAGTATTCTACCATAGCCAAGGCATACATTCTTTCCGAAGATGATTTTGGTTCAGCAACAGCCCCCGACAAAGAAGATCGAGTCTTACAAAAGCGTATAGACATCGTATTAAGAACGTATATCCCTAGCCCTAAGTTTTTAATTACCGCTACTGGGAAGATTGAGGAGTTCAAAGTAGAGACAACATGATTGGAGAATTTATTACCGAGACAGGAGGGGTCTTAACAACTTACAACAATTTTGATTCCATTCCACAAAAATTTGATAATCTTATTAAATTTTATCCCACAGTTCCTCCCTCACCACACACTAAAAAGCAGCACGAAGAGATTCATATGTTTGAGAGTAAGCTTCATGAGCTATTAAGGAGAGCAAATGCCAGCAGTAACTAGAATAGGTGATTTGGACGTAGCCCATTGCAGTCCTCCAACGCGAGCAGAAGGATCTCCTGATGTTTTTGCAAATAACATTGCTATATCGAGGAAGGGAGATCTTAATACCGTACACTTGCTTCCAGGGTCACCATGTCCTGCACACGCTGCTCCTATTACCGTAGGCAGCGGTAGCGTGTTTATTAATGGTCTAGGGTGTGGAAGGGTAGGGGATGCCGTGACGGCTTGTACAAGCGTAGCAGAGGGTTCACCGAACGTATTTTCTGGATAAAAAAAGTTCTCCAAAAATAAAGGGTGCGTGGGTACATAATAAGGAGTGAATTAGTAATGAAACAAATCAAAAATAACAGTCTTCAAGCATTTACAATCTTTTTTAACACCGAGAAAGGGTGCAAAGAAAGAAGCATGATGCCTGGAGAGAGCATTGTTGTTCCTGAATCCTACCTTACAGAACAAATCAAAACCCTTCATAGACGGAGAATTTTTAAGATTTCAAACGCTTAGGAGAATAAAATATGGCAAACTACGTTAGCCCTGGTGTATACACCATTGAAAAAGACATATCTGAATATACCCCATCAATCAATACTTCGATTGTAGGGCTTGTTGGTTTCGCCACAAAAGGTGCGCCAAACAAAGCTACTTTAATTACCAGTCAAAACAACTTAATCCGAACCTTTGGCGAGCCAGCGGAAGCTATTCCAGGCCAAGCCCTTGAGGGTGGACTAGAAATCCTGGAAACAACCAACAGCCTTTACTTTGTTCGTGCTGCTGATGATGACGCAGCGGATGCCTCTGCTGGCATGACCATCGGAACGTGCCCTGCTATTATTCTTTCAGGTGCTGCGACTGCTGATGACATGGCGAACAATGGTTGGGGCGTTAAAGCTGGTACAGTGGCAAACGAAACTGCCCCTGGAGGTGCGATCACCTTCCGTATCCAAGTTTATAACAACGATGGCGTTGCTCAGTTTACTGACAACTCTAACGCAGGTAAGGACTTCACTGTTCCAGCAGGAACTTCAGAGACTAGCCAAGCTGCCGCGCTTAGAAGCGTAATCGGTGGTGGACTGGACGCTGATAAAGTGGGCGTTCAGCTTGAAAACGGATCTCTTACTGCTGGCTTGAACCTATCAGGTATGATCACAGGATCTTACGCTGGATCAGGGGCCTCTCTGGCTATCTCTGCTTGCAGTGGAACTACTTTCAATGCAGTAAGTGGGGTGTCCGCTCTTAGAGTTGTGAACCAACATCACAACTTTGGTGGTGACTCAACCTTTGGCGCTTCTGGCGCAGACGAGCAGGCTGGATTTGCTGGAGCCTCCGCTGTTCGCGCTTACGGAGCAACTTATCTTAACACTGGGACAAGCTCCGCTAATTATCAAGTAGAATCCTTACATCCTGGAACAGGGTATAATGGAGGGGCAAAAACGGATGGCACTACAAGTGGAAATTCGATCACAGTAAATACTTTAGGTGGTCAGAACATGAGTCTTGTTGTCAATGAAAACGGGACTGCACAAGAAACCTTCAAGGTAAGCTTTGTTGGTTCTGGATCGTTTATTGAAGATGTTATTAACCCTGGAGAAACAAACACTACTTCAGAGCTTATTAAAGGAAACATCTTTGCAGATGGTGCTGACGCAACTGCAACTTCTGTTAACTCTTTCTTAGGTCAACTCGGAACCATTACTGGTGATACAGACTTCTTCATGAGATCGCAATGGCTTGAGGCAGAAGGTAACCCGCTTGGCATTGGTACACCAGTGGGTACGATTACTCACGGTGGAACTAACAGTGGTGGTATCCTTAATAAGCTTGCCGAAGCTACTGCAAGCAACTTAGCAGGTGGAACCAATGGTACTGGAACTGCAAGTGAGAATGCAACTGCCCTGATTGGTGATGCTTCTACTGAACCTAAAACAGGTATGCAGGTCTTGGATGATCCTGTTCTGAACATTGGCTTTGCCCTTGTCCCAGGTGTCCAGACACAAAGCGTCCAGAACGCACTGATTACTTTGGCTGAAACTAGCCAAAACTTCATGGCTCTAGTCTCACCTCCTTACGGAATTGGAACTGTGCAGAACGCAATTGATTGGACTAACGGACAGTCAACAAGCACTGCTGGGTCAAGATCAAGTGCGATCAACAGTTCTTACGCTGCGGTCCACTGGCCTTGGGTTAAAGTATTCAGCACCTTTGATGGTAAAGATCGCTGGTACGACCCCTCAATCTTCGCTGCAAGGCAATTCGCCTTCACCGATGCTGTTGCTGATAGCTGGTTCGCTCCTGCTGGATTCCAAAGAGGTCGCTTGACGAAGCCGAGTGACGTTGAAGTGAAGCTTAACCAAGGTGATCGTGATAGTCTTTACAGTGGCGGCAACTGCGTCAACCCGATTGTTAACTTCCCGCAACAAGGAATTACGATCTTCGGACAAAGAACTACACAGCGTTCACCAACTGCTTTAGATCGAATTAATGTTCGAAGACTTATGATTTACATCCGCAAGGTAATTATCCTTGCTGCTCAACGCTTTGTGTTCGAGCCCAATGATGTCTTTACTTGGTCACAGATTGAAGGACTACTTAATCCGTTCCTCGATGACATCCGTAGACGCAGAGGGATCAGTGAATTCCGTGTTGTTTGCGATGAGACAGTAAATACCCCAGTAAGAATTGATCGGAATGAGCTTTGGACGAAAGTTATCGTCAAGCCCACCAAGACTGCTGAGATTCTTATCTTCGAAGTTAACCTTACTAACCAATCAGCCAACTTAGGCACGTTATAGGAGAATAAATAATGGCAACCTCATATTATAAAACCAAATACGATAGAAAGTTTACCCCAGGTCAGGGTCTTCCTACTATCTCAACAGATCTCGACTCGGTAAGAGCATATCAATTTGAGATTCACTTCTTCGGTCTTCCTGGTGATGTTACAAATCAAAACGATCTTACCCTTGCGGCTAAGAAAGTTACGGGTGCAGAGATGTCTAACGAAGCCATCCCTGTCAACCGTGTCAATGATAAGGTTTTCTACCCAGGAAAGAATACTCCTGGAGATCTTATGGTCACGTTTGATAACCTCTACTTGCGCGAAACTGCTGCGGATCTTTGGAAGTTCTTCAAGCACACCTATGATCCGATCACAGGTGAGATGACGAAGAGCGCCCAACCTGGTGGCACTGCGGGAGAGACGTTTAAGGCTGATAAAGTTGAGATCGTGATGCTTGATAACACCATGACACCTCACTCAACGATTGAGCTTTACGGAGTTTACCCGACTAAGTGGGCAGCGGCTGAGTTTAATTACTCTACCAACGATTTCCACACCTTGGATGTTACATTCAAGTACGATTTCATGAACTCATACAACTACGCTAACCCTGAGTGATTAAGCGTAATTAAGAAAGAAAAGGCCCAGTCTTATTTGTACAGGCTGGGCCTTATTTCAATCATCTATAATGTAATATGGACTACTTCTCAGAACTGCTGGATAGTTACGATAAACTTAAGAAGAGGACCTTTAAGCTGAGGTATATTTCTGAAGCTGAAGAGGGAAAGAAAGATGGTAAATCCAGTCAGGAGGACATGGATGCACAGACCAACAAGGATGCTGAAGCGCAAGCAGTAGAAATCGTAAAGGCAGGTCCCAATCAGCCTTTTGATGATAAATATAAAAGAAAAGGACAGCCTCCATATGCTTACTTTTCTAAAAAGAAAAACGAAGTACAGTTAATCGGTGGGCCTATGGGTTCACGGGCAGGAAGAGTTGGAGATGCAAATGGAACTCCTGATGTAAACTCTGACGGATGGAAAAAGCTGGTTAACTATTTTGCAGATGGCTCTAATAACGCGGTTGATCAAGAGCAAATCAGGCAAGAAAAACTTAAAACAATTGGTGGTTTCTTTGAGCTAGAAGGTATTAATAACCCAGAAGCTGTTCGATCTATGGAGAAAGCTAAGGGTATTGTGGATGATTTTTGTCTACAAAATAACTCTACTGAAAGCCTGAAAGACTTTTGCGGACGAGCCTGGACTTATTTTGCAGCAGGTAATAGTAAGATGGGGTTAGAGTATAAGCTGGGAACTGCTCAGGCCATTCAAGTCCTTGATCCCGAAGCTGGCACTACTGAAAAAGCACCTGCAAGCACTGCGTTAGTTGCTCAAGCTGCTAGATCCGCTGCGTTCCTAACCAGCTTTTTAACTAAACCAGACGAAAGAAAATGTAAATTTGTTAAAGACAGAATTGGTCTTTATAAAGGTGACCAGTTAGTCCTCTTTGGTGACGAGCCTAATGAGGGCATTGTCGTAGGAAAACCTAACGCTATGCACAAACTAGCGTTTCAAAAGATCGCAGCATCAAAAGAGGATGGTGGGTGCGGTATAACTGAAGAGGATTTAACTAACTTAGTTGGAGATGGCTTTAATAACAAAGCTAAGAACGCAGTCAAAGGAACTTTTTACGAAGCCTTAATGGCTTTCTCTGTTAGAGTTTTAGCAGGAGATGGAGAAGCTGCAAAAAAAGATTTAGTTAAAGTAATTAAAGAAAAGAAAGCAATTCTAACTGCAATCCTTAAAGATGTCGATGAACAGGCAGGAACAGGATTAGATGAAGCCTTTGATCTTACCGTACAAAGGGAGCTTTTAGATGAGATATCTAGTGAGAAATCTTTTTTCGATGGAGTTATGAGGGAACTGAGATCAACAGGACCTTTTGTTCAGTTCATGGCTGCTGATGGTGTGAGGGAAACAGGTAAGGTCAGCAAGACAGGTCAACGTGCAGACCTGATATTCACATATAAAGATAAAAAAACAGCCGAAGCAAAAGCTAAAGCAATTGGCTCCTCAATAAAGAAACTTGAGGACGGCTCTTACGGAGTTCCTGTTGGACTGAAACGAATAGACAAGCTTCATGGCACGAAGTTTGGTGAGATCAATAGCCAAACTAGAATGCTTGGTCTTATTACTGGAGAGATCAGTGACGATAAAAATCTTGACGCTGGCTTCCAAGAATCAATGACACAGAGACAGTTTGGTTCTTCTGATACCCCCAGGCAAACTGAAATGATTTCTTTTGCTCAGGAGTTAGAGGCTGAGATTGGCGAAGCAACAAACCAACTGGTGGAAGACAAGACTTATGTTGATTCAAACGGAAAGATAAAAAGTCAAACCCCAGAGGGTGTTCTTCGACAACTTGCGAACAAGGTTACCTCCTTGTTATCTTTTGATAAACAAAGTACTTCTATCCTTAGTAAAGCATTCTTCGATCTTAACGATGATGGAGAGAACGTACTAAAAGATTTTGAAGGTGAAGGTCCTAACGCATTCTCCAATAGGCAGAGAGCAAGGGAGAAGGTAGCTCGTTGTGCTAGATTTAACAGACTAAAAAAAGAAGTAGAGGCTGGTAACATGGCTGCTATGGATTATATTGTTAAAGGTGCTCTAGTATGTGGATCAAATACTGATGATCTAGGGCAAGTAATTGTTGAGAACTCTGGTGATATGCAAGTTATTAAACATAATGAGGTGTTTGATAGGATCTGTAAGGCAATGAATGATCCTGAAAATCCTCCTGAATTTAATTTTACTGAGTCAGGTGTTACTATTTCTGTTGGTGGACTAGCTGTTAAGTATAGCCAAGAAGGAACTGATGGAGCAGGTGATACTAGAGACACTAGAAGCGAAGCTAGAATAACCTTAGACACTTTAAGAAATTCAGAAGTACAAGGTGACATTAGAATGCCTCAGAATAACTCTAGCTTTGAAGAGTACGTCAAAGCACATATCAAACTACTCGAAACTTTTCTTAGTTAAACCAGAGATTATCGTGATCATCTAATAAGTCTTGTAGTTTATAGATTTTATACACTCTTACGATAAATCCATCTTCTTCTTTTCGTATTTCTATGTACGGTTGTAACTTGTTTGTTTGCACATGGCTAGGTATAATAGCTAATGTAGGCTGTCTGTCCTGTTTAAATATGACCATTGGGATCTTGTCACATTTCTCTGAATCTTTTAGACATTGATCTAAAAAACCCCAGAAGTCGCTACTATAATTATATAAACTATATAAGTTTTCTTTATTATATCCTTTTTTACATTCTATACAGTATTTAAAGTTCTGTGGTGTGATTAAATCCCCATAAATTTTAAGGTAATCTGGGAGGTCATGGGTGGTAGCGAATGCACCAGATCCAGGACTTCTTGAAAATTCTGTGGTGTTGAATCTATCATTGAGTGTCTTGGCTATTTGCCGTTCGAAGGTGCTGCCCTTGGCTCTGCTGTTCACCTTCTTTTTTTTCTTAAGAGCCGAAATATCGTAATTGTCTTCCATAATGAACCATCCAGACTATAATAGTACAATGGACGCTGACCAAACAACAATCAAGTTAGATGTAGACAAGTGGAAAATCAAAGTCCGTCACAGGAGAAACAATAGAATGAGACTACAAATTAATTTATCGAAAGACGAGGCTGAAGCATACAAGAACTTCGCTGAGATCTGTAAGCCCGAGGACATCACGGAGTCAGACTTCCTAAAGACTGTTTTCATTACAGGTGTAGAGGGTTTGAACAAGCAACTTGCAGAGATGGTTCAGCAGTATGCTAAGGAGAACCAAAGCGAGCTTGCCGCTTCAGGAATCACAGTCCTTGAAGACGAGGATGGCGAGATCAAACTAGCCTCCACCGCAGACTTAATCTCTGCTGATGTCTCTGGACCTACACAGATGATTTCTGATGGTCCGAAATCTGATAAACCCGAGAAATACGAAGACTAATGTATAAACTCCACTTCCTGAAAAAGGAAAATGATCTAAACAAGATCATTAAAAAGCAACGAAGAGATAAGAGCCGCTTAAATATTCTCTTCACATCGTTATGGGACAAGCACTCGACTAATCTTGTCGAACAGTTAAAGGAGAAGTATCAGGACAATGAGACTGGTCTGCCTCTTTACATCGTGGACAGCTTTCATATGCCACACAGCTATGTAATTTACAATACTACTAAGCTGCCGCATCTTGTTAAGCTCAAGCGCGATGGCCTTTTGTCTGAAGATTACTTACCGCTAGTGATGGAAGACTTGAAGCTTACGAAAACAAAGCTTCGCGCTAAATAAAATCGTCTTTGTGCTTTTCAATGTAGTTATCAATCTTAATGTTATACTTCTTTTCTCTAGTGTACATTAACTTCAGGTTGTTGACTACAATTGTTGTAAAATAGTTGAAAGCGGTTCCCTTTCTTGGCTTAAAATTCTTGACGGTCTTTAGGACCAGTGCAAAGCATTCCTGTTTCGCATCATCAGGATCTACCTTGAAGCGAAAAGACTCAATAATGTTGGTGATGAGAAGATCAAACATAGAAACTAGCTCATCCTCATAAATTTCTGGCTCTTTCTGGTATGATAAGATGATGCTCTCAAAGTCTTCGTTGTTTATGTAATGATTTTTCATACCCTATCATAGTTATGTTTGAGTTAGACAATTTATATTCTGGTCATAAGACTCATGGTGACAACCCTTTATGCGAGGGCTGCACCATCTTAACTAAGAGTAAGCCTTGCCATGCGGTCATGGATCATGAGAAGCTTGGGGAGTGCAAGGCTTTGTTCCTATCTGATTCGTTAAAGTATAGGATGGGGGCTACCTCTGCATTTTCTCCACAAGACATCAGGCTGCTGAAGGAGTCCTACCCAGAGGAGTTTGTGTGCGCTGCTGCTGTCAAGTGCCCCTCTGTAAAAGAGGCAGACATGAGCCCTGATAACATGAAGCTGTGTCGAGTTCACCTTGAAGCTACCATAGACAAGGTAAAGCCCAAGTTAGTTTTCACCTGCGGCAACCTGGCTATGAAGATGCTGATAAAGAAGAGTGGCATCACATCTAAACGAGGGAAGTCTTATGAATTTGTCACCGCTAACGGTCATGCTTGTACTGTTGTTCCTATCTTTCACCCTTATTCTGTGGTTAAAGAACCTAGGCATAAGTATCTATTCCAAACGGATGTCCGCAATGCGTATGAGAAGTACGTTCTCGAAAAGACCCACGATGGAGAGTTCCAATACAAAACGCTTACCGAGATCCAGGAGGTAAAAGACCTTGCTGCAAAGCTGAAAGACTCCTCCGATACCTTAGCTATGGATATTGAGACAACTGGACTAAACTTTATTCAGGACAAGATCCAGACCATCGCCATCACATCAGAAGAGAACACTTGGGTGCTGCCTTTGGATCACAAGGATAGCCCATTCAGGAAAGGGGAAGAGGGGTACGCAACAGTCTGGAAATGTCTGCGTCAGATTCTAGAGAATCCTAAGAACAAGAAGGTGTTTCACAATGCTAAGTTTGATCTCAAGTTTTTAATTAACTATGGGATCTACACCAAGAACGTATGGGACACTAAGATTATGCACCACTTCATTGACGAGAACTTACCTAAGAGCCTGATGGATCTGGTTAAGCTTTATTTTCCGACAGAGCTTGAGAGTTTG